GACGCTTGGTCCAAAGTCTGAATCAGGATGATATGCAATAATATCCATATAATTTTCACTGGTTCTAAAACTATGCACCTCACCTTCTTCTAAACAAAACATCATACCTTTAGATAAATCTTCTTCCCAACCACTTCGTTTACCTTCAGGTTTTTGGAATGCTTCCCCTTTACCACCTATAACAATACCCATTCTTATGCTTGGATGAAGATGCTGTGTCTGATCTATGCCCATAGGAAAATGTAAATAATTTAAACAAGGGTCGCCTAATCTAGGGGGCATAACTAGTAAAGAATCAGTACAACCATCTATGTAAGACAATCTACCACTTTTTTCTGATGCACCAACCATATCTATTCCGTTAAAACCGTATCTTAAAATCCAAAACATTTGTGAGTTATCTTCTTGACAAAATGATTCTGTAATATCGTATGGGTTTGTTTTTAAAGTAAAAAAATCACCTTCTTGAACATTCCAACTTCTTTCACCTGTATTTATCGTAAAAGAACCTTTTGTTACAAATCCATAAATATTGCCAACAGTTGGGTCTAAATCATAATGATCAGAAATAGAAATCATTTTAGTTGGGTACATTGATTGTGTTTGATCTATTATTTGTCCATGATGGGGGTTTGGTATCAAAATCATTATTTTTTCCTCACTAAGTATAAAAGTGCGTTGTTCTTTGTTTGTAAAGACTTCTCATCACGAAGGTTCTCTAGTTTATCCATAACTTCTTTTCTATCTTCAACTTCAAAATAAAAAGTAATGGGCACTAGGTTTGTTAAATCATTAGCATTATATCCAACCTGACCTTCTTCATCATCTATATTAACATCACTAAAACTAGTGTCAAAAGGTGTAAATTCTGTTTCATCTATATTAAAGCCTGCAACCTCTACACCATCTAATTTACTTAATTCCATTTCCAGTGTTTTATTTTCCCAAGTAGTTAACTCACCGACTTTGTTATCAGCTAATCTATATGCGTTTATTTGTTCTTCTGTATCTTCATATATTTTACAAGGCACGACATCTAAACCAAGTTTCTTTGCTGCTAATAATCTTGTGTGTCCTGCTATAACTACATTATCTTTATCTATAACAATGCATTGTTGAAAGCCATATGAATTAATTGACCTTGCAACTTCTTCTATTGCTGTTTCAGATATTACTCTAGGATTTTGAAAGTATGGTATTACTTCATTTGTTTTTATGTATAAAATATCCATATTGGGTTATCTTATACAGATTTTTACAGTCTGACAAGGTGTCTATTAACATCTTAGGTATAAGGTAATGGTCTTACCTTAACGAAGTAATCACGTTTTTAACTAGTCGTTCCAATGATAGGGCAAGTCTATGTCTGCAAAACTGTCATCAAATGGTTCAAATATTCTTTTTTTACTATTAAAACTAAATTTTGCACTACCTATAGAACCATATAAATCTTGTTCTCTTATTTTTCTAGTTATTACTTCTGATGTATTATCATCAAAATCTCTATGTACAGTTAAAATAACATCACTTTGGTTGTTCCAATGACTTGCACCACTAATATCATATGCAGTAGGTGGTGTATATCCACCATCACCCATTTTTTGTAGTTTTGTTGGATGTGCAACACACCAAAAAACAATATCATGCACACGAGCAAATCTTTTACATTTTGATATGAAGTCTCTTATATGTTCGTCTTCTCTTTTCCCACCACTACGACTAGCATTTACTTCATTGTAAGGGTCTACTATCACACCATTACAACCATGTTTTAAAATTGCACCTTTACTTATAGATAAAATATGTTCAATTGTTGGAACTTCATCTTTAGTCTCTATAAAGAAAAAATGATCATCAAGAAATTTCATACCGCTATGTAATTCACCTGCTGACATTCTATTGTCCTCACCTATATCAAATGGTTTCTCATTGACCATTTGCACCATTCTTCGTAAATGCATTTGTGTACTGTGTTCAGGTGAAAAGAGTGCAAACTTCCAACCATAAGTTCTAGCAAGTTTAATAAGTATCATATCCAAAAAATAACTTTTACCATGATTGGGTATACCAGTTACAGTATGAAAAGTACCTTTCATAATTTTGTATATTTTATCTAGGTTTGGATAACCTATATCTACAGGTTTAACATAGTTACCATTGTATAAATCTAATACTGCACCAGTGTAATCACCACTTTTATATAACCCATCTATAGGGTATGGAACTGCATTTGTTATTAGTTGTTTTAGTTTATCTATACCATGTTTAACAAGCACATCATTAGCATCTTTACAGTCTTGTGGTCTTTCAACAAACCAACATATATCTTTACCAAACCTATGCAGTAATTCTTTATGTAAACTATTACCTGCCTGATCATTATCAACAAACAAAATAACTTTATTAGTTTTTAAATTGCAATTCTTTAATGCTAAGAACCTTTTATCATCTTCTTTAAGGTTTGCGTTTTTTGGTGCGCCATCAGGTAAAGTTGTAACGTTCGTATAACCTGCTTCATAGATTGCTAAACAATCCATTTCACCCTCAACAAATATTATCGTTTCTTCGTTATGTACATTCTCATAATTATATAAAGATTTTTTTGCATCTTTTGCTTGTTTAAATCTTTTGTCAGCACTTCTATATTTTATATTTACAACATCTTTATTTAAATTAAAAAAAGGAAAAGCAATCCAGTAATCATTTTCCATATATATATTAAAAGCATCTACTGTTTCTTTGCTTATATTTCTTTTTGCAAAAAACGAATACATCTTGCTTGGTCGTAGTGGTTCTTTAGGTACTATAGGTGGTACATATATTTTTTCAGGTCTGTTTATTTGTGTTTCACCTTTCCATCCTGTGCTTGCATTTAGTCCACCCTTGAACTCACAATGATGACAAAACCAAACACATTTACCATAATCTTCTATAGTAAGTGCTAATGGATTATCTCTAGGGTTGTGATTGTTTGGTTGACAACTTGGACACTTTATTTTTTGTGTACCAACTTCAATATTTTTTGGTGTTATTCCCTGTTTTCTTAATTCGTTTTCAATATTCATTTTATCCTGCTAGGTTATTAAGTGATTGTTTTTTTATTTCTATATTTTTATTTTCGTAATCTTCAAATCTACGTTGATTCAACCACGTACTAGGGTGTGGTATAAACTTTTCTTCAGTTTTATTATTTTTTGTCTCGTTAGCAAAACGAATAGTACAAACTATTAATTTTTTTGTAGGAAAGTTTTTTGTAACTAACAACCACTTTTGATAAGTTTGATGTTTATTTATTCTACGTGGATAGGCTTTCCAAAACTCAATAAAATCAATGTCGTATTTGTCCACCCCCTTCTTTATACTAACTTTAGTATTATCTTTAGTGTTATAGGTCGTGGGTGTCCTAACGGACTGGACACTGGTGTCCACCCCTAACAATATTGTATATAGGTTACTAGTGCCCAGTCTTTGTTCTACTTTTATTAAATTAAGTTCACTAAGTTGTTTAGTGCATCTGCGAATAGACCTGTCGGAAACACCTACAAGTTTTGCTAAATGTTTTTCGCTTGGATAACTAGAATTATTTTCATTTGCATAGTTGCAAAGTATCATAAGTACTAATTTTGCTGTTGGATTTGGTATATCTCTTTTTATACACCACGATAACGCTTGAATAGACATTCAGACATAATGGGCTAGTTAGGACAAAATTTCAAGTCCTGTTAAAGATAAAAGTCATTTGCTGTTACTTCACCATCTGTAACTGTATTAATTTTAATCATATCTTTTTTTCTTGGTATTCTTTGCCCATTGCACCACTTATCAATTGCACCTTTACTAACATTTGTATCACTTTTTTTTAAAAATATAACAAAGTCATCATGCGTAAGACCTTCTTTTTTTAACCATTCAGCAAGTTTCATAAATTTAGTCTAACATAATTTCCCTAAATCACCCAATATGTACTATAATACTTCTACAAATTGAGAATTGATATATGAAAAAAGTAAAAGATGCATTTGAAAGACACGGTGTAAAGTACCTAAGTCCTTCTGCTATAAACAAATTTAGAAAAAATCCTGCAAAGTGGTTAGTTAATATTGCAGGTTATAGAGATAAAATTTTTTCCCCTGCTATGACATATGGTATTGCTATAGAGCAAGGTATTACTATGGGTGTAATGACAAATGCACCAATTCAAGACTGCATAGATTCTGCATTAAATGAGTATGATTTAATATATAAAAAAATTGAAGACGAAAAAGCACAATATGATTATGCAAAATGTTTAGAAAAACAAATAACTGTTGCTGAAGTTGTTGATAAAATGGTTCCTTTATATAGAAAATTTGGTACACCTATTGCAGCACAAGAGTGGGTTGAAATTTATTTAGATATTCCTATTCCTTTTAAAGGAATTATAGATTTACTATATGAAAATGAAGTAAGAGATTTAAAAACCACTGGTATTATGCCAAAGAAAGTTAAAACGGATTACTTAAATCAATTAAGCATGTATTCACTTGCAACAAGTAAAAAACCATTTGTAGACTACGTTTATGTTACTAAGTACAAAAGAGAATTAATAAGTTATGAAGTAACTAACGTTGATGAAAACATAAAAAACATGAGAAGAATTGCAATGAAAATGTGGCAACTGCTATCTTTTTCTAGTGATATACATGAAGTTTGTGCAATGTCTTGTTTAGAACCTGATATTACTAATGAGGACTTTATGAACCAATGGAGTGAGACAGAACAAAATGGAGCTCACATTTTATTTGATATGAAAAACTAAGGAAATATAATTATGAATAATTTGATTAATGCTTTACTACAAGCACAAAAAGAAATAGCACATGCAACAAAAGATGCTAACAATCCATTTTTTAAAAGTGGATATGCAACACTTGAACAAGTAATTAACACAATAAAAGAACCACTTAATAATAATGGAATTTATTTTCAACAAAATAGTTGTCTTAATGAACATGGTGCAGTTTGTGAAACTGTATTTTATGGTCATGACGGACAACTAAGTGCAGGACAAATTTTTGTTCCTGCTGATAAACATGACCCACAAGCATTCGGTTCAGCACTTACCTATAGTCGTAGATATAGTTTATCTATGGCATGTGGTATTGGTTCGTCTGATGATGATGGAGAAAAAGCACAACAAAGAGATGTAGGTAAATACAAAATGATAGGTCAAAATGGAAAAGTTGTACTATCTAGAGATTGTGAAAAAGAATATCTAAAAGATTGTGGAAGAATGATGAAAGATAGCAATAATGTTTTAAGCAAAAAAATATATAAAGCTAATGCTGAAACAATAAAAAAAGCTAGAGATAATGCTACTGATGATGATAGTGGTAACTTTAAAGAATCATATAATAATTTAATTGCTTTATATGAGGGTACTAATGAAACACAAAAATAAATATACATTACATGATTGTGTTTATCTTGTAATGGCACAGGGTAATTGGTGGACACCATATGAATTAAAATTATTTATTTTAAATAAATTTTCTAAATCATGTAGTGAAAGTGGACTTACAGCATCTATGCGTGATTTTAGGAAACCTGAGTATAGACAAAAATATAATATGCCTGTAGGTGAGGTATTGTTGAAAAAAAGAAACTATAACAATAGTAGTAGTTGGAAATATAAACTGTTAATAAGAGAGGTATAGAATGTCAGAAGAAGATAAGAAATATGAAGTAAAAGAAAAAAGTGGGTCTTTGTGGATTGATAACAATGCAGAAATACTTAGAAAAGGTAGCGTGTTGTGGGAATTAGCAACAGAAAATAATAATCTTGAAAAAGACGAAAAAAGATATTTTACTATTATAGAAAGCGAAAATAATAAAGGTGAGAAAAAATTAGAAGTAGCTATGTCTATTGGTTTAGTTTATGTAAATGACAAAAAATTTAGTGAAAATAGTCCTGATCTCAGTGGCAATGTTACTGTTGATGGAATTCAATATAAGTTTTATGGTCGTAAAAAAGAAAGTAAACGCGATGGTATGCCTTATACAACTGTACAATTAGTTGAAAAAGAATTAGGTGATGTTGAAAAATTACCTTTTTAATGTCAAAAAGACTTGTTAACAAAAAACATCTTATGTGGGTAAGAACCCTGCCTTGCTTTATAAGTAGGTCAGGCTTCTTGTCTTGCAATGGTTCTATACAAGCACATCATTTATTAAAACCCAGTGATGGTAAGCGTGGGTGGTCTCTCAAAGCAGGTGATGACCAAGTTATACCTATTTGTGCTTTCCATCATTCACAACTTCATATTAAATTTGGCAATGAGTTTAAGTTTTTTGAACACTACGGTTTTAAAAAAACAGCAGGTCAAGAATATGCAAAACAATTATATTCAGGAAATCAAAACTGGATTGAAGATCAAGACGACGATTTACCCTTCTAAAATAAATACATTTTTTTTACTAAAAAGGTTGTTTATATAATCAATGTTGTTATAATAACTGTATGAACAATAAATTGAAACTTAAAAAAGGAAACAATATGAATATAGAATTAAATACAGAAGCAACAACTGATGAAATGATTGCACAAATTATGCCTACTTTGTTAGAAGCTATAAAACAAAATTCTTTTACTAAAGGTTATAAAGCATCAGATGAACAAGCTCTAGGTTTAGTCGTTAGTAAGTTTTGTAATTGGAATGCAGGGCAAATACTTGCTGTTACTTCAGAAGCATTAGAAGACTCTAACTATGATAACTTAGCTGAGAGTGTATATAAACTAGATAGTGAATATTATGTATAACGTTTATTTATATAGACAAAATATGTCTAATGATTGTAAAGAAAATATATGGATGTTCGTTGCTAGATTCAGACATGAAAACGAAGCTATTGATAAAGCACAAAGACTTTCTAAACAAGCACATGCAAAAGAAGGATTTTCTAAAACAATAGTAAAAAGATGTGCTAAAAAAAGTCCAGTTTATATAAGAGAAACTGAAATGAATATTAATCCAAATACACACATAATTAAACATGCATAAGATACCAAAAATATGGGTAATTGAAATTGACCCACACGAAAAATTAATTACACAAACTAAGCACAAAACTAATGTAGATGTTGCTAAAGTATTAGGACATAGCTCATTAGATAGTTTAGGAATTGATGAAGACCATTACATGATTCTTGATGACAATGGACTGTTACATAGTCATAACATGTATTACACACTTAACTTAACAAAACTTTTTAAACAAGAAGACATTGATACAAATAACAGAATCATTAGTTTATGTGGCAAATCTATGCTTGTAAAAATAGATGATTTTGGTGAATTAACAAATTGTGATTACACACTAGAAGAAGTTACTAATGCAGTAAATTGGTTGCCACAAGGCTATAAAGATGAACCTTATTTTGAATTTGTTCCATTGTCAGATAATACAATTCATTAGAGTTTGCTATGATTAAAATTGAAAAAAACATTCCAATACCTTCAAGCACAAATGCTAGTTATCTTAGTGAAGAAGAAAAGAATTTAATACGCAATATGGATATAGGAGATTCTTTCCTTATAGCAAAATATTCACATATTGGTAGATTGAGACAATATGCTAAATCTATGGGAATGGAGTTAATAGCTAGAAAAAATTATACTGGTACTACAAGAAATGAATTTAACTATAGAGTTTGGTATTCAAAGAAAATTACTCCAGTTGCTAAAGTTTACCCACATAACAAATTAAAAGAACTAGGTATACTTCCACCTAAAAGCGTAACTAGTAGAAAAGGTATGATTAACAACCCTAGCGGTGGAGAACCAACTGATGGTATACATCTTTGTGATCAAAGCATACTAGATATTGCAGAGTTAAAAGAAGAAAACAGACAGATAGTAGATGATATGGTGCATATTAAAAAAGTCTTGAAAGAAGAACTGGGACACACGAATACAGAATATAAACAAAAAAAATGGAGTAGATAATGCAAAAGATGACAGGTCAAGATTTAAAGAATTTAAGAAAAGAATATGGTGTTACACAATTAGAAGTTGCTGAATACTTAGGTTATGTAGTTAATGGTGTACCAAATAGAAGCATGATTGCTAGATTTGAAAATAATTATGCTGTTATAAATCCAAGAATTGCAAAATTAATAGAAAACTATTTTATGTCTCATAATATAACGGAGTGAAAATGCACAGTAAATTTAAGAAAAAAAACTTTGAGACTAAACTAAGACAAAAGTTAATTGATACAGGTATAAATAAAAAATGGTTAGACGAACATTTAATTGTTGATGGTCTTGACGATATCACTGCAAAAAAACTAGACAAAGCAACAACTAAAATTTTAGATAAAAGAAAAGGCAAAGGGTCTCAAAAAAATGAAACTTAATTTTAAACAAAACAAACCAAACACAAGAACAGTTCAATTTAGAATTGACCCTGATACACATCAAATGCTTACAGCTTTGCGTAAACATCATGAGGTAAAGACTGGGAAATTAATAAAAAAAATGATAGAAATTCACTATAAAGAACTAAAAGGAGTTACAAATGAATGAATTTAAATATGACGATAAAGCATCGTACGACGTTAATTTTAACAGATGGTGCTATGCAAATCGTGTTGAAAGAGAAATGTATAAAGAACCATTGTTAAATGAAAATGATGCAAGGATTACATTTAGAAAAATGTATGGTTTCAAAAGACTTAATGATAGTGTTTTCATAAGTGGCACTAATGCAATGAATTAAAAAATGAATAAAATAAATTTAAGAGAAGTGCTTGATAAAATAGATTTTTTTAATAAGCAAAAAGAAAAATATGAATATAAATTGAAAGAAGCTGAAGCTTATTTATTTTGTGCTAGAGTTGAATATGAAAATATTTTGCAGAAACGTAAATATACAAACAAATAGTAATATTATCTATGTGTTACTTTTTTTCTGAAGAATACATAATATTCAAACCTGCTAAAGTACATAATCTATTTTTTTCATCTAAGCCTTTTTCAGTAAGTAAATAATCTTGCTCATGTAATTTAACATATCCCTCACTTATCAAAATAGTTAATAATTCACTTGGTAGTGATTCACTAAACATAACTGAAAGTATAGAACCTAATCTTTTAGTTTGTGTTTTACTGAGAGCCATTTAAATATTTTCCCAATCTTTCCCTTCAAAAAGTAATGCTTCTGCTTCTCTACGTCTAATCAATCCGTCATTAACTTTTCCGTTAGCTTTATTCCATCTGCGTATTTGGTTTGGCACCTCATTATATTGTTCTTGATTAAGGACTTTTCTTAAAGTAGAGCTACATAAATTTGTCTCTCCTAGATTAAAAGTAAAAGAAACAAGTGCATCAAATTGATGTTGATTCATGGGTGCTGTAATAATCCAACTTACTGACTTTTCATAAACTACTAAATCTAAAGCAAGTAATTCTTCTGCAGATTCTTTATCCATTTCGTCATTAGGTTTAACCCCTTCTGTATGTCCATATCCTATTGTCCAAACTCCTGCTGCACATTTGTATGCTTCTAACTCGCAACCTTCAAATTTTTTTATTAACGATATGCCTTCTTGTGATATTTTCATTTCATTCTCCCCATGTTCCATCTTCCAAAATTTTACCAGTCTTAGTACCGCCCCAGTACTCAACTGCATGTTTCTCATCAATAAGCATTTGACAAATACTTTGCCCATCTTCTGTATAAGGGATGCCAAGTATTCTGCCATATTTACCTTTTCCTAATGATTGAATTTTAAAAGAACCTACGCATAGTTCTATAAGCCTTTGTTTGGCTTTTAAGCCTAATGCTTTTTCTTCTAAATTTCTTGTGCGTGATTCAGGTGTGTCAATACCTGCTAATCGCACTCTTTGTTTGTGTAGCTTTACTGAAAAGCCTAAATCTAGCACTACATCTATGGTGTCTCCATCTACTACCCTGTCTAGTATCGCATTGTATACAAATGGTGTAACGCTATCAGACATGACTACTTCTTAGCCTTGCCAATGTT